TAGGCACAACCTTCCGTGTTGCTCATACCTTTGAAGTTGCTGGCGGATCACAGTATATGTACGATTTTGCTTTTCCGCCACCAATACCAGAGAAAAGCGATATTGATGTAAGAGCCACAGTTAGAAGTAATAATGCTAGGGTCACAGCCGCTTTTGATATCTTGCTTGTCGAGAACGATCCAGAAGCACCAATTACTGATTTAATCTGATTCAGTATTAATTGATTTAATAAGATCTCTAAGTTTAGTTGATTGTGTTTTACCACTAACTTTACCTACTGTTGATCCTTCTGTTGGATCACTTCTAGTAGTTTCTTCACTGTTATCAACTGTACTTTGTTTTTTGATGTTATTGTATATTGAAGAGCCTGTACTTGTATATGTTGATGATTGCGAATCTTCTTCTGCAAGATCACTAATACGTAAAGTATCAATATTAAAATCTAAATCTACTTTTTGTCCTACACCACTTGAACTACGTGTTTTCATAAACTGTATTTGATAACGTCCACGTTCTTTCATTGCTCGTGATGTAAAGATACCAATCACGTTATCAGCAGTTTGAATCTTACTCAAACCACCTGAGATATGCGAATGATCAAATTCAATTTCTTCAACAGCCGCTCTGTTTAACTGCGATGCTGTCACAAATACTGTTTGTGTTTCCATTGCTAAGTTTCTTAGTTCTTCAGATACATACTTGTCTTTAATAAACAAGTCACTCGGTGAAACTTTTCTACTCATAGGCATCAACAAGTCTAAGTAATCAATTAGTAATACATCTGCTTGTACACCGTTTTTAATTTGCCACTCTTTAACATAAGAACGTAAGTCATTTGCAGTCTTACCACTTGGCATATATTTGATTTGAATCTTTCCTGCTTTCTTACCTTGCACTTTAACTTTCATTTCAACATCGTCAATATTTTTAAATATGTCACGTGTTGCCATTCCTGTTAACATTGCATCAACACGCATTGCTACAAGTTCTTCACTAAGTTCTAATGATATGTACAATACGTTCATGCCGTCAAGTGCAAAGTTAACAGCCATATTTTGTAGGAACAACGATTTACCTGCACCTGAACCACCTGCCCAAATGTTTAGTTCACCTCTGTTGAATCCACCAAACAACTTCTTATCTAAACTTGGCCATCCTGTGCTTACTTGTCCGTTGTTGTCTTTTAGTTTCATTAGTCTTGCTCTTGGGTCTAAGAAATAATCAGTACCCATGTCTTTTGCAAGACCAATTTGGATTGCGTCTTTAATTAAACCTTCTACTGGACCATACTCACCTTTTTCAAGTAAGTCAGCACTTTGTAAAATTGCACGTTCAAGTGCTTTCTTTCTACTAAACTTTTCAAATGTATCTAATAGCCAATCGTGATGCTCTTCTCCAACATTACTTGCATCTTGTAAACCAACACCACAACTTTTGTTAACAATATCAAGTTCAGGCATAACTTTATATTCATCAACATATGTTTTAATAAATGTTGCTGTGTCTTTTAGTTTTTGGTCAAAGTTATCTGGATCAAATATTCCTTGACAACGCACATAACTTTCTGCATTGCTTAGAAACATTTCTAAAAACAGTTTTTGTATATCTTCTTTAAATTCTTCAGCCACTAATTCTTTACCTTATTTGTTTGTATTATTATACCATAAATCTTGCGGAATGTCAACCTGTGTTTTTGTTTTGGCGAAAACAGCACCTAAACAACTGCCGGGATCGCCTGGATGTTTTGGAACGTGTATTTTCTCAAACATACCGGCTTCACGTACTTTGTCAATAGCAGGTTTGTTTAATGCACACCCGCCCATAAAACATACTTGATCATATAGGTGTTTTTCTTTTAACCAAACACTAATGCCCATAATTAATTCTTCAAATTTCTTTTGTACACTTGCCGCTAAATCTCTTACGTTAGCATCTGGAAGCCAAGCATTTAATCCTCTATGCATATTAACATTGAATTTAATGCTAGGATATTTTATATCAAACAGTTCGTTAATCTCTTTCATATAACGATCTGGATCTCCTTCTTTAGCCATTTCAGCAATAATGTATTCATCTCTATTTGCTTTTAATCCAATGCGTTGAGTCATTGCACTGTACCACAATCCAATTGAGTGAGGATAGCCTTGACTGTGAATACGTTTGATGCGTCCACCTAGTCCGTCCCATATAGTATACGTTTCAAACTCGCCAATACTATCTAGTACAACTATACCCCAACGAGTATTTCCTTTTGGTGCAGAGTAATATCCATATGCCGCATGACTCTCGTGATGTTTTGTAAAAGATAGTTTACAATCCTTGCTTATTCCGTAGTTTTGTAAATAATAGTTTACATTTGTATCACTGTAAGGAATACCTTGTCCTGCCCATAATTGACGCAACCATTTTAGTTTTGGATACTCGTACCATACTATCTCATCTGGCATACCGTAAGATTCTTTTGCTACACTTACCATTGTGTAATTTAAATGAGGATCATTTTCAACGCCAGTGAAGTCTTTTGCTAAACAGGCCCATACAGGGTGTATACCTTTAAACACAGCCAAACTAGCATCGTGACTGTTTGCTACTATACCCCAACGTGTTTTATAATCGTTTATCATGATATACCCTTATACTTTTTCCAAAACGAGTGTAGTACATAAAACCATACGCCGTTAATGATAGGTTCAACAACAGCATCAACAGCCGCTAATTCAAAAGAAGCACCTGTAATTACATTATTGCTAACCATTGCAATAACAATATGTCCAAGTGTATAGATAACAGCAAGTGTAAAACTACTACCACCTATAAGTCTTTTTAGTAAATTAAAAATACCTTCCTTAAATTCTGTCATAAACATCTACTTGTATATAAAAGGATCCTTCTCCTGTAATTTTTTAAGTTTCTTTTTTAATGCTCTCTTTGATTGCCATGTCACGTACCAAAGTTTAATTTTTATCCAATAGTGTTTCATAAGTTTTCCTCGATATATTTTACGAGCAAACGACTATAATCACCGTGTGCTTTTTCTACAGGATGATGTAAAGCCATTCTATTATAATTGTTTGTTGTTGCCCATTCGTTAAAACTTTCGCCGGTTGGGTCGTAATAGTTAACAGTATCATACACATCACTACGTACTTCACAAGGATGTATATTATTATGAAACAAAAAGTTGCCTACATTGTTTTGTAAGTAGTTTCTTAACAATAAAATGTTTGTATACCACTTTTCGTATTCAAGTTCATAGTCCCACATATACTTACCAAAAAAGTTTCTTGCTTGCCAGTAAGTGTCAATAAAAATTTCACCATCACCTTTTGTCTTATTAGGAGTCACATTAGGGTTAATAAACAGTGTATCAAAGTGATTCATTTCAGCACACACTATATCAGATGTAAATTCTAATTTAAGATCTTGATCGTGCTGTACACTGTCTTTGATAGATCTAATACTAATTTCTCCTCTATTAATACTACTCCAACCTACTATAACAAAATAGTTTTTTAAATCTTCTCCTGCACGTTTAAATTCTTCTAAATCTTGAACACAACGTCTAGCAATCCATTCATTGTTTGCACCCGGCAATGCTCTATTAATACATTCGTCGTAGTTTAATTTGTTAGCAACGTACATAGGATAAGCATGGCGTTTGTTTGCTTCTGACATATCGCTGTCAGCAATACATTCGGCACCTGCTGTTAAACTGTCTCCTATTGCATATATTTTTTTCATAGACAGTGTTCCTTTATGTATGGCAATATTAGGTTTTTAAATTCTGTATGCACTTGCTTGTTAAAGTGTCCTTCGCGACGCATACCATAGTTGTGATGTTGTTTTGCCCATTGACTAAAACTAAACGTATCGAACTTATAGTAATGTTCGTCAAATGCTTTATCTATTAAAATGTTAGGTCTAATTTTAAGTCCTCTGTTCCATTCATGAACGTTATTATGCATAAAGTATTTGATGTTATTTGATTCACAAAAGTTCTTTACAAGCATTATATAACCAAACCATTTTTCGTGTTCTAGGTCTTCGTCCCAAAGAAACTGAGCACAAAACATTTGTGCATCGTCACCAAAATTACAAACTAGTTCACCGTTGCCGTCTTTCATCCATTTAGTAGTATTCGGGTTAACAAAGTTGGTTCCAAACATTTCAATTTCAGTTGATAGCATACCAAGTGGAGGCCATGCTCCAATCTTTTTTAAATTTTTAATTTCTTCTTTTGCTGTAATTTCTAATCTGTTAATACCACTCCAACCTACTATAACAAATACTTTAGAAAGATCTTGTCCTTCCTGTTGAAGTTTCATTAAATCTAATACAGTTGTACGTGCAATCCATTCATTAGGCGCACCAGGCAATGCACTGTTCATATTATTTGCAATACCTAGATCATCTGTAATTTGCATTGGATAAGCATGGTATTTGTTTTCTTCGCTAACGTTAGCATCACCTAAAATTTCCATTCCGTGTGTAAAACTATCACCACAAGCATAAACTAAATCAAACATTTTTTCACCTATAATTAAACGTTATTACAAACCTATATCCAGGCTGTCTTGGACTGCTACTGCTATGATATTGTAGTCCGTTAAATGTAATTAGCGTATTTTCTTGTGGCTTAACAGTGTTTTGAACTGTGTAGTTTTTAGCCGTTGTAGGGTAAAACTCGTTGTAAAACACAGTTGGAGCATCGCTATTGTTTACGTAAAATAAACTAGTTGTATGTTCAGTTTCAAAGTCAACGTGCGGAGAATGATATTCATTTTCTTTTTGTCCTGAATAAAATATAAATCCTACACGACAACGTATAAGTTGCTTATTATTTAAATGTTCTAAAATAGGATTTAACAAATATGCTAGACTTGGATTTTCTAATTTATTATCGTCAAACACAGTTGTACTAAACCCATATTCCATATTTCCGCTTCCGTAAGCAACGTTATGATTAAACGTCCACGGAATAAGATTGCTAGTTAAATTTTGTTGTAGCAATAACAGATCTGTTTTTTCTAGTACGTTTTCCTTAATATCAATCATTGAAATATGTCTTTGCTACTACTTCTATTTTAAGTTTATTTGTTTCAATACTGTTTATAATTTGTTTTAGTGTATATATTCTACCATACTTTCTAACAGCATCATTAACATCTTTTATGTCTTTATCCCACGGCGGGAAACTAACACACCAACCATAGTGCAATGCACTTTCTACAAGATCCTGTCCTGCTTTATCTCTATCAGGAACAACAACTACTTGCCGTTGTAAACTGTTAATTAACATTGCTTGTTGATCGCTGATGTCATTACGTAGTACAGCAACACCGTCAATTGAAATAGCATCAATTGGTCCTTCAACAACAAAACAATAACGTCTATAATAGTTTTGTCTATCTAAATTAAAAACATACCCCGGTTGGCTATCTGTAATATATTTGGGGGAGCCGTCTCCTATCTTTCGAGCAGTGTATCCGACTATGTCCCCTTGATAATAGAATGGTATAATCAGCCTTGACTTATATGAACCCTCTGGAGTCCACATAAAATCATAATCATCTACCATCAGGCCTCTGCCTAAAATATATTCAACGGCTCCTATGAATTCTGATTCTAAGTCTTCAGGTTTAACATCATCTCGTCTTAACCTGTCTGCTATTAGACTAGCCCCTGACGCAAGTTTCTTAGTTTCAAATGTTGGTGTAATAATTACGTGTTCATCATTTGAATTCTCTTTTAATTTTAAAGCCTCAAGACTGATTCTTGTAATCTCAGAATCTGGCATACCTAACCATCCTAATAGTTTACGCATCTTATAAGATATGTTTCTACCAGGAACATAACTGGTTGTATACCCGCAGTTAAAGCAATGATAACTTATAGTACCATCACCATTAAACATCATACCACCACGCTTACGCTTGTCTGCACCTTCGCCATTGTGTATACAGCAAGGTGCATCAAAAGAAATCCACCCACTAGGAGTTTGTTTTCTTTTCGAAGGTAATGCGGCGGTGACACTAGATTGAATCGAATTCATACTAGTATTTTACGATCTTACGAGGACTTTGTCAAGTGTTCCGGTGTTCGAAATGGAAGGAATATGTTTAATTCTTAGCCAACTATATACTCCATTTACATTTATATAATTGGTTTCTGTAGAATTAGATAGTGCTACACTTTTAACTTCAACCCAATCTGTTCCATTACTAGGTTGTACATCAAGTGTTGCTTCAACGTATAAAGTTCCGTCATATCCAGTAGTTTCATATTGGATAGTATGCAATGGGTTTGCTCTTTTAAATCTTGCATTTGCATCAATATGACTGCTTGTGTATGTTGTTATATTTGTATCATAATCTGTAATACCACTAAACGTTGTAATACTATCGCTTTCAGTGTGCGTAGTAAAGCAGTTGTCTACAATAGCAATTCTACCACAAGCATCATGATATGTGTTCGTATATGTAGGTTTCTGAACATTATTTACTGTACGTTTGATAGAAAATCTATAAGTTTGTGATACTAGATCAACAGTATCGCTTTCGCTTAAATCTATTGTAATAACACCTTTAGTAGAACGTGTACTTCCGTCATCGACAACAGTCATCGACTTATTTAAAAACGTTGATCCTGTTTCCTTGTCTAGCAACATAAATGTGAATGTGTTTCCTGAACTAATGTCAATAGGTTTTTGGTCTTGATTTTTGACCGTAAATTTAAGGGTATTTGACACCCCCTTAAACACTTTTAAATCGCTTTGATACATAGGTGCATATCCTTGTTCTACTCCGGAGTCCAAATCACTGTAAATGGTACTACCGGTTTCATAAATATATATTGGTACTTTGAGCATATCATTGTGTCATCCTACTTGTATTTATATGAAAGACTATGGCAATTAGAAACGAAGAATTAGAACAATCAATACCGTTTATTAGCGGTATCAAACACGCAAACAACGAGTACGTTGGGATCATTATTAATCAAGATCACAGCGTCACAAGTATTTACGATCTTGCGAATTGCACTGACGAAGAAAAAACATTAATCTTACAGTGCGGTGAAGTATGGTGGTGGGAATCAAACAGAAAACTTCCTATTAACATTTTCCTTAAAAGAGAAATGCAGTTGTTCAAACACATGATTAAAAGTTTCAATACAAAAGATGTTGAGATACTTTTTGGTCCTGTTGTTAGATTACACGATATTGCACAAAAACGTGTTAAACGCAAAAGCATTCAACTAGTTCGTAAATTAAAGTAATTAGTTAAACTTTTCGTGTAGGTTAGCACAGTCTACACACAGTTCCACTCCCGGTACTACTTTTCTTCTTGCTTCAGGAATTTCATTTCCACACTCAATACATTCTTCTAAACTTGGTTTAGATTGCTTTTCACTCATCATATCTCTATGCTTTCGTAATGCGGCTTCGTTTTCAAATAGTGCGGCAACTTGTGCTACTTCTGCCTCTTCTTCGTTATTGTATTCAAAAATAAAATGTTCTTCGTTGTTATTATTCATATAGTTCTTCGCAAATTAAATTCATATGTACCACAATCGCATGAGCATATGCTACTGCGTGTGCTTTTTTAAAATAATAGGATCCGTCTTCAGGTTTCGTCCAAACGTTCTTCATCACCGTATCCCACGGTTGTCCAAGCAAACTCCTCTTCGCGGGACGTATAATCGCTAGTACCGCCGCCAGTTGCTCTATGCTCGTTGGTTTCATTTCTTTTAGAATGTCGCTGTGTTCTGCGACGTGAAATAAGTTGTTGCTGAAGTCTGGCTCGGTAAGTAATTCCCATAACGGTTCCTTTTGTAATAGTGTATTTAAATGATTTTCGTCTTTTACTTTCTCATAGATATGAACATTTAACATATCTATTTTAAAATATCCTCTTTCGTCTGCTTCTTTGTGATCGATAGTACAGATATCTGTAAAAGGATTGACAGGTGCATTATGAAAATAAATTCCTGTGTTGTGCTTTTTAAGAGTTCCTTTTTCTATTCGCGAGGCCTTAATGTGCTTGAAATTTTCTAGCACTTTTTCACGATCAAAAAAATCTAAATCAACATCAGGCAATGTTTGCTTCCTTTATTATTTCTTTTACTAGTTTAACATCATCTTTGTTATTTGTAAAGTGTTTTTTCCAATATATAATATCTAAAACAGGTTCAATAATATTCAAGTGTTCGTCGTTAAAACTTTCTAAAAGTTGAACACCTTCTGCAGAATTTAATAACATCCATGGACTAATACGACCATATCTAATATCATTAACTGCTCTATTATGATTTACATATTTGAAATAATCGTTATATGGTGCTTGGTTTTTATCTCCCCAATCCATCATAGTTTCTAACGAACGTTTAACTGCACCCTCTACAGGTTCTACTTTGATCATCTCAAATAGATATGTGTCATACAATTCATCACGACACCAATGATCTAATTTAACTCCGCTTTTAATTACAAAGTCAATAAATTTCTCTGGGTATATACAACTTACGTTTGTCACAAAACTACCAAATTTAACAAACGCATTATAGTAAGAACTTTTACAAAATTCTTCGTATGTTTTAGGTTTACTCTTTTGTACAGTTTGATAGAACTTATTAAATGTTAAAAAGCCAACTTGTACACGCTTTTCATCTTTTTGCAAATGTCGTCTCTTTGGTTCGCACAAGTGAGCAACAAGGGTCTTTTCTTTTTGAAACCCTTTGCCACAATGTACACACTCAAAGTCACGTTTATTCATTTGGATCACGTTCTTCCATATATTCTTTTTGTTCGCTTTTTGACATAATAGTTGATAAGGCTGTTGCATCGTCTACCTTCATATTAGGATTTTTATCTAGTACGTATTGTTCAAATTTATTCTTTGCTTGTTTCTTTGGAGCCGCAACATACTGATGGAAAAAGTTTTCATAAGCACCACACATTGCCATTAGTTTCCATAGCAGTCCTTTGTGATTTTTGCTTAATGTCCAATGATGCTTATTGACAAATTCGTTTGTCATTTCTAAATAATGTTCTTGGAAAAACTGATCGCCTTTTACATTGCTTACATAACGCATTGCAATAAACGGTGCAAATAACTTTTTATCGTCATCACTAAGTTTATTATACCAGTCTTTGTCTCTACGATCAACTGCTCGTAGCATTGCTTTTAAATCAAGAAACTTTTTCTTTTCAGCCATGCTTTACTCCTACAATATTCATACTCATTACAATTCTATTTTCACTTACAGTGTTTTCCTGTACTCTATGTGATAACCAAGCAGGAAATAATAATATATCGTTAGTATTACATTTTACTTCCTGCCAGAAGTCTTGTCTACTGAAATCTGCATGACTTCTTGGCATATATGTCCAACTTGAATGCAATGGATTTCTAAATTCAATATTTCCACTGTTTTGGGGTTTTTCTAAGTAGATACTTGCCGCCATATGTGCAGGACTATGATCGTGTTCAATTACGTATCCACCTTTATTAGTTATATTTGTCCAACTGTTCATTACTTCTAACGGAATATCTTGCATATCCCATTCTTTCCAAACTGATTCTACAACTGGTTGAAGCCATACCATAAAGTCGTGTAGTTCTTCCCACATATGTGGATCTTGGTCGTTATGATTAGCGTTTGTTTTTCCACCACCACGCATACTACCTGCATCTGATGGCATAAGCATTGTTTGTTTAGTAGCACGAACAACCGCAGATGAGAAATCTCCTGGATAAGTTGCTTTCCATACTAGCGTTGGTGTTGTGCTAATTGGTTGAATCATTTTCTTTACTCAAATCATAAACTGTTTTAATTTGTTTGAACATTTTTTGCAATGTTCTATTACCTTCGTTTGCCATTTCTTGCATTTCAATAAATTCGTAATTATCAATATGCCATTCAGGACAATGTGGTTCGCAAACAAGTACACGAGTCCCGGTATCAGTGTCACGTTCATAAACAGTTTCACCACCATCCGGAGACTCGTATATCTTGACCATATTATCCTTGTTCTTTATCTGCTAACTTGCCCTTAAGGTAGTTAAGTAGAACACCGTATGCTGGTAAGAAAATAATCAAACCAACTACAATTTTAAGAACAACTTGTGAGCCTGCAATTTCAACCCAATGTGTTGCCATATATTCATCAGCACTGTTATTAAATGCAACAGCGAAGAATGTATACGTGTCAATTACGTTAGCAACAATAGTTGATAATGCCGGTGCCGCCCACCATGCTTTTGTATATGCTTCTCTGATATATTGAAAAACATAAACGTCTAAAAATGTACCAATAGCATAAGCAGTTGCTGATGCAAAGCCAATACGTAGTGCTACACTTTCAGGTGCACCTTCAGCAAGTACTACTGCAATAGATCCAATAATGGCTAAAGGATATGCCGCCGCAATAGTTGCTCGTGCAATTGATTTACCTAACAATCTAACTGTTAAGTCAGTTGCTAAGATTACTAACGGGAACGTAAATGCCGCCCAAGTTAGTTTAACGCCTGCGATCTCAACTGGAATGTTGACTAGGGCGTTTGAGATTGTGATAACAACAACATGAAGAAATGCTAATTTCAACATCATTGCTTTATCAACGTCTTTAAAAAGTCCAAACATATTACTTCTTTCCTTTTACTATGGAGCCGACTGTTCGACGAACAATATCGTCATGATTAAATTCTGCCCAGTATAGTTCAAAAGCGACTCCATCTTCCAAACCTTCAAACTGGTGAATTTTGCCGGGTTTCACTTGCGTGAACTCCCCTGGACCAAGTATAGTTTCATCAACTAATCCATCTTGGTCATCCTGCCAAACACGGACAATCATCTTGCCCGATTCAACAAAGAATCCGTTCCATTTATATTTGTGTTCATGTTCTGAACATTTATACCCTGCC